CAAGCGATTATATTTTTCCTTATCTTCAAATCACACCTCCTATTTATCGAGTTCGTCCTGGTCTGTCCTGCTGTACAACGGGTCATCCGTCGCAAACAGCGTAAATACGATGTCCCCTTGCGTGTGGGCGGGTTTAATCTCACCGAGGTAGGCCTGAACCACGTCCCGGTCAAACCCCGGAGTGGTTATCTGCGAGCCGTCCACGATAACCTCAAACCTATACACCTCCTCCACCTCAGTGAGTTCGTCCTGGTCGGTCAGGCTCCCTGAGTCGTCCGTGCGGAAAAGTGTCTGCTCATTAATTTCCGGGAGATAGCCAAGGAACGGGTACAGCGACTCCTGGATGTCCGCTATCGAGGCGCCGGGCCGAGCCCTTATCTTCGCCTGGATACTCTGCCTGCGAATGTAATCAGGTGTGCCCTCGGCTGAAACCACTCCGTATTCGGATGCCCAATCGGCGAGCCGCGCGTCCGTCGTCGCGGAAAAGAACTCCTCCACCAGGGCGTCCATGTTAGCCCGGGCCCGCTCAAACCCGAGCGAAATGACCTTCAGTTCCTTGAGCACCAGGCTTTCGTCGTCATCCGAGTACGGGCCCTTCGGGAGGCTTTCTTTTAACAGCTCGTAGAACTCCATTTTTCACCTATACCCACTCAGTGATGGTTATGACTCCCGGCGTTATCATCTCCATGATGTCGGCCACGTCGTCGTTCGGCACGACCGAGGCGGCCGGCAGGCTCAACTGATGGTCCAGCACCCCCTCTACGTCGGAGATTGCCGCCTGTAGTTTCAGGAGATACCCTTCCTCCATCGGAGCGAACTGCTCAAGGAAGCTCTGTACGGCTGCCTGCACCCACCCGATTACGTCCGCCGTAGTGTATCCGGGCTTGACCTTTATTTTGTCCGTCACGGCTACCGGCTTGGCCGTCGGCGCAAGGACTTGAGAGAGCTTTGCGGTAACGGGGCGGATGCCGTCGATGTACGCCTGTACAGTAGCCACCAGAGCCGGGCCGGGTATCCGGGCAGCCCCCACGCCGGATGTCAGGATTACGGTGGTCGCGGTGCCGAGCCCCTGCCGGAGCGGGTAGCAGTAGGCGACCTCGACGCCCGGGACTGAACGCGCCCATGCGATGTAGTCGTGCGCGTTGCCTCCGGCTGGCGGGTGTTGTTTGCGGTCCTCGATGCGAGCGCGAAGTGAGTCGTCGGACTCCACGTCCGTCCCGCCGGTAAACCCCGCGCCTCCGCCGTTATCGGCTACCGTAGCGGCAAGGTCCACTCCCGGGGGCGGGTTCTGCACCGTGAGAGAGTCGCCAAGGGCGAGGTTGCCGGACAGTCCGGCGGTTACCGCCTGCGCGGCAAGGGTCACTGTGCCGCCTGCGATGTTGCCCGTCCCGGTCGTTTCCACGGCTACACCGTTCGCGTCCACGGCCTGAGTGCCGATGGGTACATTGTTGCCGTTCTGCCCGGTGAAGATGACCGAGCCTGACGCCTTGCTTGGGGCCTTGCGGAAAATATCGTACTCCGCGCCGTGCCTTTCGAGGTGTTCGGAATCGGCATCTTTGGCGAATATCTGCTTGCGGATGTAGTCCTGGTGCTCGTACTCGCCCTGAAGCGCGGACGCTATCACCACGGCCTTCTTGTCGATATCCGAGCCCGCCGACACGTCGCAGCCCGGTATCTGGTTCTGGAAGTCCGTGAGCGTCTGCTGGAGAAGCTGGTCATACGTTGGGAGACTGTACATTAACGTACCTCCACGAAATGTTCATAGCTCTGTGGCCTGCCGTTCCGCCAGGCGGTGATGTTGAGTTTCAGACTGGAGGTCTCGCCCTTCTCAAGCTCGGTCACGATGTCGAACTTCTCCGCGCGCTTCGCCTTCAGAATCCAGGCAAGGGCCTCCACGCAGTATTCCCTTGCGACCGCCTCGATGTTACCGACCGCTTTCTCGCGGGTAAGGAGGTGCAACTTCGACCCGAAGGCCGCGTCGTCGATGTCGCTTCCCTGCTCGGTCATCAAGGACAGGTAGACGTTGTTGCCGAGGTCGTCGGACATCTCAAGGTCTCCGCCGTCCGTGAGCGCGTTATCCTTTGTTGCCGGGTCTATTTTGTAGTCCATTTCTACTCCTGCGGTGACGGAACGTGGTCGTTAGGAGGATGCGTATGCCCGTTATAAAATACCCTGTCGCCGCTCATCGCCCTAACATAGTCACATACCTGGCCGGTAGAGATTACATTCCCGTGGAATGTCGCGGTACCTGCGGCGCCGCCGTCAATATCGTAGGACTGAATCGCGCCGTACAGCTCGATGAGCGGGGCCTTGAACTTTATCTTTTCGCAGGCCTCCATGTCGATGTTCTTCTTTGAATAAACCTTCATGTTGTTGCCACGCTGGAAGTGGACATAATCCCCTTCGTCCGAGTACATGGCGACCTCGCCGTCCACCAGGTCTATCCTGTACCGCCTGTCCTCCGTCGCAATGATTACGGCATTATTCGGGTCGCCGTTAAGAAACATCACGATGCCCTCGGCGCCGGGCAGGGGTTTAGAGCAATGTCCGTACTGCTGGAAAACCTCGCGCTTGGTGAACGTCTCCTTCCACCTGCCGGTAAAGTCCGCAAGCTGGATTGCCCCGGTCACCACCCTCTTGATTACGCAACGGATAGACATTAAGAACCCCCACCCAACCCTCCCCCGCTTGGGGAGGGAATAATTATGAAATACCGTAGCCTTCCAGTGGCAGGCCGAGCGTCAATATCGTCTTTTGCTCCACACCGTCGAATACCAGTTTCCGGGCGAGGACGACGAACTCACCCTTAATCTCCGACCGTTCATCCTCAACGTAAGCCATGCGGTTAAACGTGTAGTTCTGGCCGTTCTGGGAGTGGCGCGCCGCCGTGACGGTTATCCTGTACCCTTCGGCCCTGCGCTTCCAAATCTCGTGCAAGGCCTGGGACTTCGTGGAGCCTTCGTGCGGGTGGACTTCCATCACCAGCGGCTTGTAAAACGGGAAACTGCTGTCCGTCGCCGAGCCCGAGACCGAATGCTCGCCCGGCTCCATCTCGTCGTCACCCTGCACCTGCCCGGTAACTATCACCTTGGAGTAGCACTTCGACCGGTTGTTGGTCTCCGTGATATTCAGGATGTTGTTTTTCGGCCCGTTGGCCTTGTCTTTGTACGCGTAGAAATTAAACGCGGCCTTGCCTTTGGTCACCGGCTTATCGAAAACCAGCGTGCCGTCCGGCTCTATCCACCACAGTAGCCCCTTTCGCTGGCAGAGGTCGGAAAGCACATGCGCTACCGTGACGCCGGGGCGATAATGAGACATCCTGAACGCGGCCTGCGCGGTCTTGTCCGCCCCTTTGCCGAAGACTACCCGCTGCTGGCCGATGAAAGGAAGTGGGGCTATCAACTCCGTGGCTATCGCCTTCAGGTCCTTCTTGTGGACCGTCCGCCAGTTCTCGACGTGGCAGTCCACGAGCAGGCCGCCGAGGTCCCGGCCCTCCACCGTCATCGAGAGGTCGCTGTTCGAGTGGGACTTGGAAATTATGTCGATGACTCCGAGCATCTCGCGTTTGCCGTTGACGTACAGCTCGAACTCCACGCCCTGCTCGACTACCGAGGCCTCCGCCTTTGTCAGTTTGCCGAGCCTGCACGTGAAGACGTCCGCAGGCGTAAGGACGTCGGCGTCCGCCTCGTAAGAGACGTAATCGGAGATGGTCTTGGAGCCTATCCGTATTTCTACTTTGTCTATCATAAACCCCCACCCAACCCTCCCCCGGAAGGAGAGGGGAAAAGGTTACGAAGCGTATACCCTCAGGACCGTACCGGCCTGCAAAAAATTGGGGTCTTTCACCTTGTTCAGCCTGAGCACCTCCGGGGCGCGCCGGATGTCCCGGTAAAGCCCGAAGCACAGAAGCCTGACCGACGTGTCGGCGTCCACCGTGTGCTCAATAATCTGGGGCCTGCGGAGCCTGATTTCGTCCGCCATCTCCTGAAGGAGCGCGGCCTGGGCCTTGAGGTTCGTCTCCAGGGTGTAGCCTCCGTCGCCGTACCCGGTGCGCAGTTCGTCCAGCGCGTCGTTCACCGACCCGCGCGCCCCGGCTACCAGTGCGTCTATCTCGTCGATCGTCATGGTCTGGCTTCGGGAGACCTCCACATCCGGCTGACCGTAGTCCCTCAGGGTGAGGGTGTCGCCCTTTTCCGCCGCCTCGTCCGCCCGGAGTTCCAGTGCGGCCGCCGATACCTTGGCCCGCGCCTTTTGGGACCTGTAGACAGCCCTATGCTCTCCGATGCCGCCGAACTCCCCGAAGCTGCTCTCCATGGACGCGCAACTGTTATCGAGCCCTGCCGAGAGCCTGCCGGGGAGGTTCAACATGCTGGTCTTTATCCCGGCGACTGAATTCAACGCTGTGGATATCTGGGAACAGACCGCGCCGGGGAGCGTCGCAACCGCCGTCAAGTCTGCCGCGATTAACTGCAACGGCGCAACGTAAGGGGTGACGTAACTGATGGCGACACCGACTAACCCGCTGACCGCGCTGAACTGCTTCCTTACCGCGCCGGAAAGCCCCGCGACCGTGGACAGGTATCCGGCCAGGCCGAGGCCCGCGGTCGGGGCGTAGGTGGGGATGCTGCGGTCCCGGTACGCTACGCCGAGCATCGCCTGCTCATGGACTACCGCGTCCGCGTTCATCACCTGAAGCGCCTGGGCCTGAGAATGAAGGGTCGGTAAGTCCCGGACGACGGGAATCTGGTTGACCTGCTCAAAGGTGATGTCCACATCCGCAAAGAATTCGCGGTCGTCGTGGAGGATAGACCAGTTAAGAGCGGATGCCTGCATGGCCCCACGGGTAGGGTGTACCAGTGTGCCGGGCCCGTGCTCTTCGAGCGCCTGGATGAACGCCTCTAACGTGTTGTAGATGTCTTCGTCGAATACGGCGCGGATTTTATACTGGGTGGAAACGCTCATCTCTTCGATGTCGGGGTAGTCCGTCTCCGCGTAGCTGAAACGCGCAACGGCCTTCTGGCTGTCGTCCGAGACATCCTTTGCGCGGCACTTTATGCCCTTGAAACTCGCGTCCCGTAGCTGGTCGTCCCACTGGCTCATGGCTTAATGCTTCCCCCGGTTAACGGTGATATTTGTTGGTATCTTGCCTTCCGATGAAACCTTCTCGATGCCGTCCTTGCTGAGATAGATGTTGATATCCTGTTTCATGGACATGCCGGGATGGGCACGTGAATCTACTGTGGCAAAGTTACGGCCCAGAGCGTCCAACTCAGCCGGAGTTTTCGTGGGGCTATTGGAGGCTGCCACCTGCTCCGCAACCCTGTCCGCATGGTTTTTTAACGCGGCATCGGAAAATGTCTGTTCGCCAGGGGATAACTGGCGAGGTCTAAACCGCGCGCCGTATATCTCGTGGTACATATTCCTTGTGCCGCTGACACCCATCACATCGTGCCTTGCAGCCTCATCCCAAAGCCTCTGCTTCGGAGCGGCCTGAGCCCAGGCCTTGTCCGAATCGTTCTTCATCCACATACCCTTATACGTTGCTACGGCTGCAAGAATTATCTCAGTGGCAGTGGCGATACCCATTGTAGCGCCACTGGGCGCAACCTCAAGGGCGGTAACTCCCTCTGCCTCTGCCTCTGCGGCCCCACCCGCCGCGCCTGCGGCCCCACCCGCCGCGCCTGCGGCCGCGCCTCCAAGTCCAGCCGGGAAGTTAGTCACAAAGACCTTCTGCACGCCGAGCATCCCTGCTACACCCTCGCCGCCCGGGGTGCCCGTCTTGCCGCCAAGCGTGGCCGGGAGCACCCGCCTGAGCAAAAGGCCACCGACCGCAAGGCTCGTCGTACCCAACAAGGCCTGAGTGAGCGCGGGGTTGTCATTAAGGTACTCCGTCAGTTTTGTCAGACCTTTAAGCGGGCCGGTGAAGGTTATGTTTGCAAACTCCTTTGCGGCGGCGGTCAGGCTGGTAAGCTGTGCGGCGGCGGTGTTGGAATATTCCTTAAAACCCTGAGACAGCTCTCCGGTCTTTTCATTGACCAGGGCAAGGTACCGGGCCATGCCGTTATTCTGGTTAAAATTGTCCACGAACGATGCTATCAAACGGTAACTGCGGATATCAAAAACCTTGGATAATTTCTTGGGGTCGAAGTTCGTTTTCTTATCAATATCTCTCATTATTTCTGTAACGTCTTTTACTACATTGCGGCCGGCCTTCTTGGACGCGACCGGGTCCCATACATTAATACCGAGCTTACCAAGCGGCTTGGCGTTCTTTATTATCTCGCGGGCGAAGTTTTCGAAGGACGTGGCCGCCTCTTCCGGGCTGCCGGTCGCGGACTTCGCCATCTGAAGGAGCGCGCCCATCTGGCGGACGCCCTGCACACCCTTGAGCCCGAGCATGGACGATGCGGCAGCCGTTATTCGTTCGCCCTGGGTAGCGAAGTCCTGGAACCGGAAGGCGCCCGTCTTGCCCTGGGCGAAGAGTATGTCTATCGACTCGACCAGCTCCTTGTCTATCCCGAACTTCTGCTTGAGGTCAGACGCCAGGGAACCGATGTCCTCCATCGAGGCGCCGGTGGCAGTGGCGGCCATCGCCATGCCCTCGAGGTGCTCTTTCGCAAACTTGAAGTTGCCTATCTTCTCGACGATCCTGTCAACCCCGGAAAGCAGGTCGCCGGGGTCCTGGTGCATGGCCTTGCCCACGGAAAACAGGTTGTCTTTAAGCTCGGACATCTGTTCCGCCGTGGCCCGGCCCTCTATTTTCATCCGCACAAGCCGCGACTGGAAATCTATCTGCTGCTTTGCAATGAGCCCGGCTGAAACCCCGCCCATCATTGCCGTAATGGAACTGACGTGGGCGTCCGCGAAGGCCTTTATCTTCTGGTCCGTGGTGCGGAAGGTAGCGATGGTGTCCTTTGAGAAGGCCTGAATATTCTGACGGGCGCGGCCAAGCGCAGACGCAAGTTCGGTCGCAGCGCCTTTGAACCTGATATAAATGGATTTCTCTACGCTCATTTCTTGCCTTTCAGCCTGGTCAGCCCGGACTGTTTCGGTTTCTTCCTCACCAGATATTTAACCGTCTTGCCATCTCTATCCTGAAGGCTGCGCTGCGCCTTCTCCATCGTCAGGATGTAGGTCCACTGGCCTTCCGTGACTTCACAGGCCGGTCTGCCAAAAAGGTAATAAGCCTTTTCAGCGTAGATGTATCTAAGTAGCTCAAGGTCTCCGGGTTTTTTTTTACCTCGTCCACCAGCTCATCGAGTTGCTGGTCTGACAGGTCCGCAAGCTTCGGCGAGCAGTCCCGCTCAAACTCGTTATATTCGGTTATCAGGGCGTTCTTCTCGGCCCTCGTGATGCTGGTCCTGACCTCTTCGACCGTTGCCGCGAACGGCTTGTCCTGGTTGTCGGGCTCCCGCAGAAGACGGAAAAGAAGTTGCGTGTTCACTTCGTCCGCGTACACCTCTGACGTAAACTCCGTAAACTTGAGGCCTTCACCGGCAAGGTAAAGGTCGGCCGCAATGACCGCGGCCTGCGACTCGTTTAACGAGAGCACCACCATCCCAACTTTGGCTTCCAGTCCCGGGAAAGGTAAAACCCTGAAGTTGGCCTTACCCGCCTTCAGGACCGCCAAGCGGCTTTTTTCACTCTCTGGCATGTGTTTCTCCTAAAAAAGGGGCCGCCGTCTCCGACGGCCCCGTCTCATTTACGCTTTGGACGTGGCGACTACGCTTTGGACTTGGCAACGAACTCGACGGTCCTCACGGTACCGTTTTCCGAGTCGTTCTTCTTCTCGCCTACCGTCTTGCAGTAGACGCCCCTATAATTATCGGTAGCCTTACCGCCTTCCGGCTCGACGCTCATCGTCCCGTCGGAAACATCGTCCCACACAGGCTCGGAACCGTCGTCCATGACGCCCACTTCCAGAACGATGAAGTGCGCGAATTTTTTCCTGAACGTGATGGGCCCCTTCATGGTCATTACAACACCCCGGACTTCACGCTCTTTCGCCACAACGGATATGGCTTCCTCTACCTCTTTGCCGTTTATCGTAACATCTGCGTAACTCTGCTGGTCTGCCATTTTTATCACCTCTCTTTTTGGAGTGACTTATCTTAACCCCCACCCTTAGACCTCACCCCCGTATCACCCCCACCCAACCCTCCCCCACAGGTGGGGAGGGCTTGAGGGAAGGGGAGGGGCCTAAAGTATCAGGTCTATGCGGCCGGCGATTACGTGCAAGCCGTTCACCACGTCCGCCGGTATCTTTGCGTCGAGCCTGTTCGGGTCCTGGCTGTCTCGTTCCACCACCACCCCGTCCAGGTTGGCGTCCACGTTCTCGATAATCTCAAGGGACTCAAGCCGCTTGAGCACGTCGATTATCTCGGCCCGGACACGGGGCGGCGTCTTCTGAGAGAGCTTTTCCCTCGGGAACCGCAGGGACAGCCTCTGCCGTATCGCATCCCGCACGTAGTCCAGAGTGGAAATAGTCGTGCCGTCGAGGAATGCGATGTCCGGGATGGACTGCGCGTCCACCGTGTACGTCGTAATCCACCGGACCACCTGCACCCGGTCCCCGGGCCCGACCTCGATGGGCGTAATGCCGGAATTCAGGCAGGTCTCCTGTTCGGTCCGGGTCAACCTGTCCTGCACCGCCGGTGCGTTAATTCCAATCAACTGCAAGGTGTTTAAGGGTCGGGCCGGGTCCTCCTCGGACGCCCGGACCGCCGCGAAAGCTGCCGCAAGCTCGACCGGCTGGCTCTTTGTGTTCCTGAGAAGCACCCCCGTTATCCGGGGATGGTTGACCAGGGCGGAGAGCACGGTTGCCGTATTCAGCGTCCCGGTGTTGCCGTAGAAGGCTACCGAGGGGCGCTGCTCCAACGGGCCGCTTACAAAGTCAAGGTGCGTCTTCAGCTTCGCTATGTTCGTCGAGTCGTTCCACGGGAAGGCGATGATGTTGTACTGTTCGCCCTGGACTGCCGTGAGCGCGTCGTTCGGCTCCGGGTCGGTAGCGCCGGACGCCATCGCCGTCACGGTCGCGGGGCCGGCCGGAGCCGGCGTCTCGTACGT